ACAGCAGAATACAGCAGCTGTGGTGGGACTTCAACTCAGCAGCTATCGAGGTTATCAAGGGCGGCGGTATGAGAAAGGTGCAGTGCTGCACATTCGCTCTGGAACGTAACCGGGCAGGAACTTACTTCATGACGGTGCAGCTCCCCTCAGGACGTAAGCTGTACTACGTAAGCCCGAGAATAGGTACTAATCGTTTCGGCGGCGAGAGTATCATATACAAGGGTATCAACGATAAGAACCAGTTCGCAGACCTTGAAACCTACGGCGGAAAGCTAGTCGAGAACTGCGTGCAGGCAATAGCACGTGACTGTCTGGCTGTGGCGATAGAACGCCTTGAATCGGCGGGATATCCGATAGTATTCCACATACACGATGAAGTTGTTATCGACATGAAGCCGTATACGTTCGGTGATGATATGCTTGCCGATGTAGTACGCATCATGTCAGAGCCTGCACCGTGGGCTCAGGGCTTACCACTTGCCGCTGATGGTTGGGTCGGTACGTTCTTCAAGAAAGACTAACGGAGGAATATCAGATGATAATGATAGAAAATACAGAAGTCAGCGGGTGGGCGGCGGCTGTTCGCGGCATGAGAAACCCGATGAATTCATGGGATAAATCAGATAGTTTCAGGCATGAGCTCACCGATGAATTTCAGGTCGGAGAGAATGATTACAGGCTTATGAAACAGCTTGTACGTGCAGGCTCCGACCATTCAAAGTTCATGAGAATGATTAACGTCACTCTGGACGTTACGGCTCCTATGTACTGGTGGAAAGAGATGGACACATACAAGGTCGGTACGGTCCGTAATTCCTGCTCCACCATGCACAAGGTCACGGCTAAGAAATTTGAGCTTGACGATTTTTCACATGAACACTTAAATAAAGATGTTATTAATAATCCATTCAACGCCATTATTAGTTGTTTGAACTTCTTTAGAGAACTGTATATACAGAATCGAGACAAAGACGATTGGTGGCAGATCATACAGCTCTTGCCGAGCAGTTACAATCAGCGGGCTACACTACAGCTGAACTATGCTGTACTCAGAAACATCTACCACAGCAGGAAAAATCACAAGCTTGACGAATGGCACGACTTCTGCCACTGGATAGAAAGCCTGCCTAACTCGGAGTTGATAACAGCATGACATTTGCAGAGAAATTCGGTACATTCGAGGAATACCAGAAGTACACAGCTACTAAGGCACTCGAATACCAGAAGAAGGAACTTGAAGAGCTGCGGAAAGCAGCTACATTCAGTAGCGACTATGCAGTACGGCAGAACATCGGACATGATGAAGTGTTGTACCGCCTTTCCAGAGCTGAGAAAGCTGTGGAGAAGCTGACCAAGCTGCTTGAAGCAGACGGAGAGATAAAGGATCCTATCTATCTCGCGTACTGGGGCAAGCTCAAAGACAAGGAGTGCTGACATGAAGATAGGCAAGGGAATATTCTTCCGGGAAGAGAACTGGATGTGCTGGAGAGCTGAGGTTGACGGTTATGTATACTGCATTCAGGAAGTCAGGAACTTTGACCGTAACAAAGGGTACAAGATCGAGAAGCGGGACGGCGGCAACACATATGTGTACTATCTTACCAAGCATAAGAAAGGCTCTGAGGTAGTCGAGGGCACACACGCTCACGGACTGCGGAGAGCTATCATAGATGAGCTTAGAGCAGGCTCGGGAGTGTACAAGAACGAGGGTGACGATCAGTACTCAGTTCAGTGCGGAGAGGACACAAAGGTGTACACGTTCTGCCTGCATCAGATCGAGCGCGAAGGTGCCAAGCCGTGGGAGTACGACCCGGAAAAGACCGTGTGCATGATATGGCACAAATCTAAACCGATATCTGACTACTTCCCGACTTTGCGTGAGTGCCTTGCATACGGAGAAAATATGTTGTCCGATATGTTACCGAATAAACGGTAATAATAAACAAAAATAATACCGATATTTCGGTAATAATGTCAATTGATTATTACCGAAATATCGGATATAATATACTTGTGCTTCGGAGGTGAAAGCATGACGGAAGTTGCGTTATTTATTCTGGGCTGCGCCTTAGGTGCTCCCTTAGGTTTCTCAATATGTGCTCTTGCTGCTGCAAACGGCAGAAAAGAAGCTGAGAGAACTATCCGCAGACTTGAACGTGAATCCAAACGTAAAGAGGAATGAGGTGATACTGTGGCTTTGGTAATTGTTATCCTGATCTCGGCGGCTGTCGCTCTGGCATGGGCTCGCAGCATATCGAGCATAGACCCGCTGCTGATCGAGTACTACAAGGAGGTTGAAAACTATGAAGAACCAGGTTAGTATACTCGGTACGATATACCGTATCGAACAGAGGAATAGTAAGAACGATAAGGAACTTGACGGGCTGAGCGGGTATTGTAACCCACACACAAAGCTTATCGTTATTCGTACCGACTATGAGTTTGAACCTGACATATCAATGCTCAGGGAAGTACTCAGACACGAGATAGTTCACGCATTTTTCTATGAGAGCGGGCTTTGGGACAGCTCAGACAGTACCTCAGCTTGGGCGACAAATGAGGAAATGGTGGACTGGATAGCAATTCAGGGCTTGAAGCTCTACAAAGCTTGGGAGGAAGCAGAAGCAGTATGAAACGGAAGAAGATCAGTGACGAAATGGCGGCGGCAATATTCGCCTTTATATGGGAAGGCTTCCTTTACTTCGCTGTTATCACACAGCTCGTAACAGGAAGTGCACGCGGGTATTACTGGCTGCTGCTTGACACAGCGGTGCAGATCACAATACTCATATACGATGCAAAAGTGCAGGCACTGGAAAAGTCACTCACCAAAACCAGAAAGCGGCTAGCTAAGCAGTCAGCGGAGTTCACGGAGTACATCAAGAACCATGAAGCAGCTGAGAAGAAAACAGTAACCATATTTGACATCAAGCCTATAATCGAGCACCTTAAACGGCGTAAGAGTGCATAAGGCAGGAACGGAGGAACTTACATGGATTTTTACAACTATATGCTGACCATACAGCAGGAAGTAATGAAAGCTTGCATCAAGAAAGGTGAAGCTATGCGCATTCAGAAAGATACGACATACGGTTACGCGTATATCGCAGACCCGGCAGGTCAGTCAGCGTTAAGCGTACCTGACAGACTGTTCGTTCTCGACATCAACCACCCTGACAGGCGTGCTATGCCGAACCTCGTGCAGATGTTCAATGAAGCTAAGAACTCTATGTGCATAGAGCTTACAAATGATATCTTCCAGACGAACCACGGCACACAGCTCGTCAAGATGCGTGCTCCTGAGAGCGGTACGGAGATCTGGATAAACAGTAAGTTCCTCGGTTACTTCAAAGGTGTTAAGCACCTGAGATACGGTTACTTTAGGTTCCGCGAATCATACATAGTATGCGCTTACCTCGATACCAACTTCACGGTGCTCGGAATAACAATACCTCTGAAACCTAAGCGGGAGGGTCAGGCATGAACGGCGCTCTGATAGGGTGCTTACTCGGTAATCGAAGCACTGTATGCTGCTTCGATTGTGGAGATGAATGCACAGCCCTCCGGACTAAGCAGTGTGAGGGCTGCAAGTTCTTCAAAACGCAGTACGAGTTCGACACGGCACATGAACAGGCAGCACGGCTCCTTCACTCAAAGGGGCTCGAAGCATACAGAACATCATACGGCATAATGACTACACGGAAGATAAAGGAGATCGCAGACGATGAACAGTAATAAGCATTCAACGGCAGCGCAGCTGCATATCGTAGCCAATGGCATAGTACACGTGATGATAGCAGCAGGCGTAACAATAGCAGCTATACACTTCAACAGGATAGGTATTCTGTGGTTTTACCTTATTCCGCTGATAGGAATGAGCGCGGACTTCAAGGGGGAGTGAGATATGCAGGCTACAATACACATTAATGATGAAGTAGAGCAGGCTTTCAGACAGGGCTACGCACAGGGGTACGCACAGGCTAAGAAAGAAGCCACAGAAGCTCTCGAAAAGCTAATAGAAAAAGTTGACCAGGCGTACAGCGATGCTGTCAACGATGCACGGCACTACTACAATCCAAACGTAGCACAAGATGCGCTCCAAGATGCCTATGACAATGTCGAATGTTGGATAAAAAGAATACTCAACGGCGGAGAGGACGGTGACAACGAATGCGGTTGATAGATGCAAGAGCCCTGAAAGAGTATATGTGCAGCACTTGCCCTAACCAAGAGCGGTGCAGGGACACCGAGAACGTGTGCAGCACAATAGCAGACATAGCCGAACAGCCAACGGTTGAAGCTGTTGGCAAGGAACGTTTCCATGAAGCGGCTCTGGAAGTGCTTCACAGTATAGCGAATGAAGCTGAGTTCATGGGGCAGTACGATAATGCAGACCGTGCGCTGAGGGTGTTCGTTAACGCGATCGTACTCGGCACACTCGAACATAGGCTTTTCGGAGGTGATTCAGAGTGAGCACATTTTGCCATAGAAATTCAGACGAGAGCCCCCGCGTAGGTGACATAGCAGACCATGCAAGATATGGACAAATCACTCTCCTCAATTGTCTGATGTGTACTGTGGACACAGGCGAATTCTGGATAGCTGAAACTGCCGATGAAGAATGTGTCATCGTTCGTGAGAGTGACTTAGACAATATCGGATACTACGCAGGCTGAGGTGATAGTAAATGAAATATCTACATTGTGAGCCTAATCAATGTAAATATCAGGAGCATGGATACTGCTCACGGATAGCGCTAATGTATCAAGACTGTCCTTCATATCTTCGTTGGAATGACGATGGTAGTAATAATCTTCCATGTGATTTCGTAGGATATGACGGCACAAAGGAGGATGAGAATGCGACCGATTGATGCAGACCACCTGAAAGAGACACTTGACAATCTGGTGTGCGAATCGGATAACAGGGTCATAGAGAAGAACACGAACCAAGTACTGCACGATCTGATGCCGCAAGTGATAGCAGATGAACCGACAATTGACATGGAGCCTATCAAGCATGGGCATTGGATAAGAGGTAAAAACAAGAGTGCATTTCCTGCAAAGCCTTCTCCTATATGGTATTGTTCTTGTTGCGGTGAGATGATACGGTACAACGATTCTACGTGTGTATATCAAAAGATAAAGAAAAAAGTCAACGAGGTCAACCCAAGATGCCGCCGTTGCGGTGCTAGAATGGACGGTGATTTGGAATGAAACGAGGTATTGAAACGCATTCAGACTATGATAATCGGGGCATCTGGAAACTGTGTATAGAAAAAGCTCGTGGCAAGTTCACTCTCGATGAAATCATCGAAGCCGCAAAGGAGTGGGAAGAGGATATATACGCCCTTGTGATAAAAGCCCTTGATATGGAGTATGAGGTGTCTGACGGTGATTATGTTGAACTTTACAGACTGTCGGACTTGATGAAGCAAGGAGCCCGCTGGGTACAGCGTGGAGAAGAGTACTACTGCTCGCACTGCGGTGGAACTGCACCACTTGATAATAACCATAAGCATATTGTAACAACATCATACTGCCCACATTGTGGCTATAAGATGGAGGTATAGCGGATGAATAAAGCAACAGTAAATAACGAACTTCTGCCGTGTCCTTTCTGCGGACGTGAGGTCACAATAAAGAAACGGTGCTTGAAAGACTGGCGCGGAGAGGTAACAATGCGCTACTATCGTATAGCTTGTTCGTGTGGAGCAGGCACCCACAAGGAATATAAAACTGAAAAGGCGGTCGTGAACGTCTGGAACAGGAGAGCACGGCATGGGTAAGAAGAAAAAGGACAAGCCCCAGAAGCAGAAAGGTAAACGCCCATGCTTCAAGTGCAGGCTCTGCGGCTGCAGGTGGGTATCAGACTTCGACCCGCACTGTTGGCTCTGTAATGATGTACTGGGCATACCTCAGAACAAGGAAGCTGAGGAACTGATTGAGAAAAGGAGTATGAACGATGGACAACGTTTTAAAATATAGCTACAGTGAGCAGTTCGACAAGGAACGCAAGGCTCGGATAGAGGTATCACATTACAAGTACGGTCCTGCTCGGGATAACTTCGCAAGCGGCAGAGTTGATGCACTCGCCACAGCGGAACTGTGTTTAGAAGCTTTCAAGAAAGATCACAACACGGAGCACCTTGTAGATGCTGCCAACTATCTGATGTTCAGATATATGTTCCCTATGCCCGGAGAGTTCTTCAAGCCTACCGACAGCAGCGGAAGCGTGGGAACCGTAGGCACACCAATAACAATGGAGCGGTGACATAAGATGCGTATAAAACATATGGGTAAGTTTGTCTCTGGTGCCATACAGCTGATTATTGGTGTCGGGCTTCTGATTACTTGCATATGCTTGAACCGATTCAGCATTGAGAGAGTTATGTGTGTTATGCTGCCTACATTATGCGGTATAGGAAACATAATAGTGAGTATAGAGACAAAAGCCGAAAGACAGAAAAGAAAAGCTGAGCTAAGAGAACTAGGTAAACTGATGTTCGGAGGTAACGACAATGAGTAGACTGGAACACTGTTTTGAAAATGCTATCACTGCCATAGAGGACGGCAAGGATTACGACACATGGAAGTATGAGGAAGTGCAGCGGGGCAACGCTACAACATTCGGCAGGGACTGGGCGGTGCTTACCGATGATTCGATAATAGGTCTTAAAGATATCTGGGAGCTCGCTATGTACGCTGTGTGCACCTACAAGCAGTCAATAGGAGGTAAGGACGATGACTAATCAGGAATGGCTTGCAACTCTCGACCCTGAGGAGCTCGGTAAGCTCTTA